ATAAAATACTATTGCGACATTGTTTGAAAATCCACCTACTGTGTTTATAAACAAGTCGTCTTTATTCTTAAGATTAGTTTTATTACAAACTAAATTCATATATGCCATTCTAATATAACACATATTTACACCATTATTTAAAATAGTAGTTATTGGGCATCCAGAAGGGGCACCACAAATAACTTGGTACACTAAATTTAACATTAAATGATGAGCAAATGCGATTTCATGTGCCATAATTGTTCTTATTCTACGATTAATAATACCACTATCCCCATAATATTCATACCAATCGCATATTATATCAAAGAACATAATTACTACTCTAGACATTAACCTTGGGCCAAATTTACTATAATCACCACATACAAACGATTTCGAATTAGATAACAATCTCTGAACCATATTATGCCATTCATAAGAATCAACATTAATTCCAACTGCCGATTCAACATCTAATCTAGCTTCCTGAAATGCAATAGTAAAATCATAAAACATTTGCCTAAATTGAATAGTAAAATCAACGGGACTAACTGAAAATATCCTAGTCTTATGACATTTTTCTTTGGGTAATTTTGCATCTTTTAAACAATCTATAAATATAGTCATTGGAACTGTTCCTATCTTACGTAATTTATCTTTATATGCCATAACATTGACTAACTTTTCGTTAATTTTATTTAATTTATACCCACTTTCATCAACATCTAAATCAAATAACCATTTCTTATCATGTGCGCCTCTAGGTCTAATACTAGAAAATGGAAAACCTTCAGATGTATCAAATTCCATAGCGTCATAATGAGGAATAGTTGATATACCACAAATAGCAGCTTCAACGGTCAAAGGTCCAACATCTTGTCGAATTGGTTTAACTTTTGCAATAACTAAATCTTTTATCTCATTCATAATTATATCTAACTCATGTTGAGGAAAATCAACAACAGGTATGGTATGATGCAAACAACCATTAAACATAGGAGAACCTTCAAATCGCTCATCATTATGGGATAAGTGTGGTACATCATAAGTAATTTGGGTTATTTGATTAGCACAAATAGTGTTAATTAGTTTAGATTTAACTGGTGGCTTATATGCAAATTTTGGTGGAACAACACCAACGAAATTAAAATTACCAGTTAATGCCATCTTAGTAGAATGAATATTATTATCGAATTTAATAAAATGGTCATCAAACATTTGTCCTTCTATTTCAACATCTTTGATTTGGGTATTATCTAAAGCATTTAAAATATTTTCTATTGTCTCACGAGCTATAGCCTCAGCAAATCCTGCTTTACCATTAGTTTTACCTGCAATATGCATACCAATGATTGGAGACTGAATATTTACATCTGTAATTAATACACTACCACAAATACCTTTACCACAATATTCATACGACCAATAGTAATCAATAAATGTTGATTCACCGTTAACAGGATCAGTGATATGTGGTACCGGAAGTGTATCAGCATGTAATTGTACATTCGTTTCTCGATGTTTAATTATATCCAAATTCTGTATAGGATATTGCATATCCGGAATTCTAGTCTCAAATATGAATGCTGATCTTGATAAATTTGGTACTGCATCTAGCGGAATAAATAGATTAACGATATCTTTAAAAGCTGGGATACCTTTAGGCAATTTACCAATAACTAATGCACTATTTTTAATTTTAGTATATTTTATTTCATTTAAATAGATATTCTTACTGATTTGTGCTGTACGATAAGTAAACTCTGTTGTAACTGGTAACGATCGAAATTTATCAAAGTAATGATCTACTGCTAAAAAGAAGTTGCCCCTAATACCTAAGCATCTTACCATTGTTTGTAATCCATCTTCTGTTGTAGCTATTATAAAGAAATAATTTCGTCGTAACTTACGATCCAACGATTCTGACATTTCGGCTGACATCTCAGATTGTATGTTCTTAGGATTGACTTTAACAATACGACTATTATGAACTCGTTGTTTTTGGTCATATGCCATCTCACCCATACAACGATCACTAAGGTAACAGATATTACATTTACCCTGTTTACATTCTTCTGTTGGTTCATGTGATTCAATAATTTTAGCCATCATCTTATTATTATTTCTCTTATAATTATACCATTTATTAACAGCATAATCACGAGTAGTAGTAGCAACTGCAGTAACACCCCAAACTAATGCTAAAGTGCTAACTATACCACCTAGGTGTTTAAAAATCTTAAAAATTAATGAACCAACTCTACCTAACCATGAACTTTTTGGTACATTTTCTCTTAGAGATTCTATACACGTATTACGCATATCTTGCATCTTTAATTGATATCGTGTAAGTGGCTTTAATACAGGACTATTATAATGCTTAATATAACGAGCTGGCATATCCTGAGGATAATGCATTCCAAATAAATTTATAATTCTATTATTA